CCAGACAAGCTGTTGCGGATGTGAACAATCTTCTCGGCATCATTAGGGGTAAGCTGGACATACGCTGTCGCGCCAAGGTCGCCGCCATCAACAAACTCAATAAACTTGTTGCGGCCATTAGACGCAGTGCCGTCAGTGATCGGTAAATCGTTGGGTGAGCCGGAGGTTCCCGCACTAGCGAGAGTGATTGAAACAATGCCGTTTACCGCAGTGTCAATCAGATCAAAGTTGGTATTGGTGGTGGTTCCCCATGTACCTGACTGCTCACCAGTAGCAATCTTCTCAATACCAAGATTTGTAGTGTATGTGCTAGGCATTCGTTAATCCTCTTTATGCCGCAATATCTTCATAGTTTGGCGTCTGCGACGGTGTTATTGCCGACCACCCCGGAGACTGAGACGGCGTCACGTTGACATAATTTGGCGTTTGATCCGGAACAATAACGCCCCAAACCAAGACGGGTCCGACCTCTCCGGTTCCAGATACCCCCACAGGGTATACATTGGCCGGAGCAACAGTGGTAACCGACCCAACCGCACCCGTCCCAGAAACACCCGTGACAGGCACGCTGTTGACGGTCCTGACCGTAATGGAGCCTACCGCGCTTGTTGCCTCAAGCCCCGTAACCGCTACATTTGCAATGCCAGTTACGGTCACCGACCCCACTGCGCCGGTCGCCTCAAGCCCAGTGACGCTTGTGTTGGCATCGGCGGTGACAGTTACTGAACCCACCGCAGATGTGCCTGCAAGGCCGGTCACTGCCACGTTCGCGTCGGCAATGACAGCTACTGAGCCTACCGCACCGGTTGCTTCAAGCCCGGTGACACTTGTGTTGGCGTCTGCCGTTACAGTGACGGTTCCTGCCGCCGCCGTCGCAGAAAGCCCTGTTACATTGACATTGGCCTCTGCTATTACTGTGACGGAGCCTACATTACCCGTAGCCCCCGCATTGGTAACACTGCCCTCGCCCCAGCCAAGATCGCTCCACGCGCCTCGGCCCCATCCGGTTAAGGGGACGACGACATCGGTCATTACGCTATCCGAATAATTGCGTTACTGGCATCCGCAGTGGGGAAAACAATAGTGAAGTCGCCCGCTGTAGATGTCTTGTCAGCACCAAAATCTAAAACCACCACGCTGGGATCGCCCGCCGCTGTGTCGTTATAGATCAAAGCTCCGCGAGCAGTAACAGTAGCCGTGCTAAATGTAAGGTCAGCAAAGTCCGTGAACGCCGTTGTGCCGGAGGTGGTCGGATCTACCCGAGTTAGAGTGCCACCGCCCGCACTATACCCCGTGCCGCTAACCTCGTTTGTCGCGGTATAGGCCGTGGTTGCCGCAGTAAAGCTGGCGTTGTTGTCATACATTGCCAGCTTGAAGGTGCTACCGCCCGACAGCTTAAAGTTGTGTACACCCTCCATTAGCTCCTGCTTAAAGGAGGTACACATGTAGTTTCCGGTAAATGCCATTTAAAGTCTCCTGATAGCTTCGGCTAGGTCTTTTTGCCCTGCATCAACCAGAGCGTTATAAATAGTGGTGCGATCACTGTTGATCGCCTCTTTCATGTAATAAAGCAAAACAGCGCGGATGCTCTTGCGATAAGACAAAGCCTGATCCCGCAAAGCCTGAGGGGCGGATTCCGACACGCTAATAATCTTATCGAGACACCTCTCCGCAACCTCTTCCGGAGTAAAGCCTCTATTACTGGTGGTTTGGACGCTAACAGTGCCTACGCTCAACTCCAGCATTAGCTTCTAGGCTTCCTCACTGCGCCGCTACGGTAACTGTCCGTGGTGCTATAACCCTCGCCCAGTTCCTCCAGCCTTAATATGGCGTCTTCGTAGCGCTGAGCATATAACTGCATTAGGTCGGCATCCCCTTTGAGGTAGGTATACGCCTCAACAAGACAGCCATAAAGCAAAGTAGATTCGGCGTTGTCGCCAAGCCAGCTCGTTCCGGAGGCCGCGACCGTGATTGACTCCGGCTTGTGGAAGTAATGAAGCTCTACCGCGTAATTGCTGTCCGGGGTCGGCCCAATCAAAAAGTAAGTGTCGCTGAAGATTGCGTAGCACTTTGGAGTGCCCGTAGTAGAAGATGACGGGTATGCCTGACGAACGAAGTTGACATCTTTAAAGAGCAGGTAGTCGTACCCAGAGTTGTCTATTGCAAGCGAGTACGGCGTCAAGAAATCTGGCGGCATTGCGAGATACTGGTTTCCGGAGGTCATGTTCGCCGTGACATTCTGCCTGAAGTCTGGCAACTGACATCGCTTCAGTATCCTGTCTTCAGCCTGCGTAATGATCGTTGGCAGGTTGTTAACGAAGCTGGTTTCCGTTGACTCAACATAATCCTGAATCGCCTGCTTCAGCGTGGTATAGGTAAAAGCCATCAGGATATCTCCACCGTGACGCGGCCTACTTGTCCAGCCATGTCGAGGCCAACAGTCCTACTACCAAGAGCAGTGTTGCCGCCGCCAACCGGATCAAAAGCAGACAAGGATCGGCTTTCATCAAGGCTATTGTCTGGCCTTGGAAACCTAAGCGCCTGAGGATCGCTTGCATTAACATCTCCTAGCTTGAGCTGAGGCTGATCTTGATCAACCACGTCCCGACCAACCAGTAGGCCATTCCAGCGCCCATCTTCAATTTGTCTGACAAGGTCTCTGATCGGATACCGGAAACCCGTCCTGTCGCAAAACCCGAATGCGCGCTTCCCCTTGGCATAACTACTCATAGGTCGTTATAGCCTCCGGGTGCCACATACAAAGACGCCTTTTCTCTTGCCGCGTCAGCCGCCAAGCTCCATTGCTCCTCATAAACCTGCTTTAGGGTTGGAGCTAGTTGTAGCGCCTCCGGCCTTTTACTGGCAATTTGATATGCCAGCCCCGCAACCAGACAGGGAAGAAAGCGAGCCGGCACATCCATGTTGTTAGAAGCAGGGCTTCCGCTATCCTCAATGCGCTCCATGTAGTAGTACGCAAAGGTGTAGCTGGTTGTGGCGTCCGGCACTGGCCAGAAGTGCACAGTAATGCCCGTTGGCTTGCGCTCAACATAGTATTGCAAGGGGCGTCCCTGAGTTAGCTTGTTGGTCTGATGTGCATATTGGCTGACAGAGATTCTCTGCATTGTCAGGTCGGACTGCTTGGAGCTATCGCCTGCGTCCGTGCGGAGCAGTCCCTCTATAATGTCTAACTTGTCAGCACTAAGGTTGTATGATCCCGTCCCCGCAACAAGAGCCACCGTGGTGTCCCGTACCGTCCAGAGATTAAGGCCCCGGTTTTGCCACTCAAGCATGAGCAGATCAAGACTGCGGCGAGCAGTTTTGTAGTCATAGCCGCTTCGTAGCTCAAGGCCCGCACGCTCATACGCCTCTTCAATAATATCTGACAAGTCAAGAGTAAAGCCGGTCGTTCCGCTCGTAGCCATTTATACAACCCGCCCTCTGGTTCTTCCGCGAACAGCTATACCGTTCCTACACTTTGGTTTTGGTACGGTACCGCCATTTCTCTTGCTAAGTCCGGCCTCAGACAAGGCAATGGCAATAGCCTGCTTCTTGTCGGTCACTTTCTTTTTTGATCCGCCGGACTTTAGCTTGCCGGCTTCAAACTCACGCATTACCTTGCTGACCTTGTCCTGCTTCTTTCTGGATCTCGGTGCGTTTTGGGTTTGATTTGATGCCTGCGCCCTGCTAATCGCCATGTCAGCTACCTTTCTTCCATTTCTTGGATTGAGACTTGGTCTTGCTGGGCGACCATTTAACCTTATCCGCCCAGTAGGCCGCAGACATCTTTCCCTTTTTTATGTTCTTGGCATGACGCGACTTAAACGCCTTGCGTTGACCAACCGTCTGATTGGTCTTGACGCCCTGCTGGCCAAAGCGAATCACCTTTTCCTTGCCGCCTTCACACGCCTTTACGATGTGCGACTTTTTCGGATGATTTGGCGTCCGCTTTGGCTTGTTGCAGGACATTGCTTTTTTATCGACTCGACCACCTTTGCTGTAATACTGTCGCATTACTTCCTATGCCTCGCCGTTTTCTTGGCAACCTTCTTGGGTTGCTTGGAGTGCTGTTTGCCTTTCTTGGTGTCTGCACGCTTCTTCCGGGTAGTGGCGGCATACTCGCTAGACGACAAAGACTTAATGGCTTTTTCAGGCAAATACCTTTCGCCCGTCGCTTTCGAGCCTTGGGTGCTCGGCTTGCCGGACTTTGTGCGCCACTTCTGCTTTGTCCACTTCTTGAGTGACTTTTGCGGTTTTTTGAGCGCCATTAGTCCTTGTAGCCTCCGCCAGCCTCTTTGTACTGCTTTGCGAGCATTTGGGCCTTTCTTGCTGACCACTGCCCCGGCTTACCGCCTTTTCCCCCAGCTTTGATTTTGTTAAATAGCCGCTTCCGTAAAGAGGGCTTAGTGTAGTTTCCAGCTTCATTTACCTTCGACTTCGTTTTGCCGCCTTTTTTATAGTACAGCCGCATTAGCCGTAGCTCTTCTTCACCTTCATGACGATGCTGTATGAATCACCGCTAGAGTGCCCCACCGTCGTAAAGTTGATATCGCCAGTCTTGCCGCTACCGGCGTTATTAGGTATGCCTACGAAATCAGAAAAATCCAATGAGTCTGAATAGTCAGCAGGAAGCTCCCACGCTAAAACATCCGTCGTCGCATCAAACAAGATCTCAACGCCCATGCCGATGGTCGAATACCAAATGCACTCAATCTGAACGCTAGTGCAGGCGGCATTGTCAGCAGGATTTTTTGAGAGGGTAGATACGTCGATCTTGGTCACAGCAGATTCGCCTGTGCCGTCGCTGACGTTGGTGAACGCAAAGATTGCGGTGCGGGGGCCGTCTTCTATTGTCTGACTGGTAACTGTGTCAGCCATTTTGTCCTCCAAAAGGGGGGCTTACGCCCCCGAGCTGATTAAGAAAGGTTTCTGTTTTGGAGGTACAGAACGGTAACCGTTGCGGCACCAGCCGTAGCGGCAGTGCCTGTCTGGTTGTAGGTAACGGTTACATCGACATCCGTCGTACCAATGTCAACCAAGTTACCAAGCTGGCTCACGTCAGATGTGGCAAGCAATCTTGCCGCAGAGCTAACATCTAGCGCGTCAGCGTACTTGTCAGCAGTAGTGCCGTCACCAATGTCAAACGTGTTAGTGGTGGCCGCGTCAAAAGCGGTAGTGACATCCACGCTGACCTGCCAAAGCTGGCTGTTCGCAGGAACAGTGGCAACAACCGTCTCGGTGCCATCGTCGCCAAAAACGACGTTGGTGCTCTGCGCCATAAGCACAAAGCCGACGTTAGCCTTGTCTGTGCCGACAGTGGTGCCGGTGGTGTCTTTGATGGTTCCGGCCTTAATAGGCCCAGAAAAAGTAGTAGTACCCATGTGAGTCTCCTGTCTGGGTGAGTCTAATGTTCCATGTGGAACAATTAGTCAGGAATAAAAGGGGGCCGAAGCCCCCGTGCTATTAGGAAGTTCCGGGCGAGCCGTAGATTCCCAGAGGATCGGATACGCCGAAGCTGTATCGCTCGCGAGCCTTGTATCGGACGTTGCCGGTATCAAAGTCGCCGTCCATTGAAGTCTCCAGCGCAGTACGCTGGAAGTGCTTCATGCCGTTCGGTACATCGGTGATGATAAAGAAGGCATTGGTGTCAGTCAGGAAGTGGTTGACTGAGTAGCCTTCCGGAATCGAGCCGTTGTTGCGAAGGGCGTTGATGTCGTTGTCAGCCGTGCCAACTCGACCCTCAGTCTCAAGCAAGCGAGTTGCTACAAACTGAAGTGCGGGTGGAACAATCAGACGACGAGGACGTGCCGCGATCAGCAGACCACGCTCGTCGGTAAATGCGGCGATGTTAATCACAGCATCTTCCAGCGAGGTCTCATTCAGGTCAGCCGCAACGGTAGGACGGTTGGAGTTAGTTCCACCGTTTACCAGCGGGTGAGATGTGCTGAACAGCGTTACGCCGTCACCAGAGTTGTAAGACGTAAAGCCGTCGTTAAGCGGGTTGGCCGCTTTAACCTGCTTGGTGTGTGCCATAGCCCGAGCCAGCGCCTTGGTGTAACGAGCAGACAAAGAGTCATACAGGTTATCTTCCATAGCTTCTTCAGTAATAGAGAAGCCAAGAGCGATGGTTTCGTGGTTATAGCGAGCAGTGAAAGACTCTTGTGCAGAGTCGTAGCTGATGGCCGCGCCTTCAGCTTTGACCGGTGCCGCACCGAATCCAGACAGCTTCACTTCTTCTTCAAATGAGCGCTCAGATGATTCAGTTTCGTAAATCATCGTGTGCTCATCGTCGTACCGCTCATACTCCAAACCAAACAAAGCGTTCAGTCCGGGGAGCAGTTCTTTCAGCATTTGTGCGCGTGAAATAGCCATTTCTCAGACCTCCTTAAACGCCAAGTGCCGTTTCGTAGGCATGGCTGAGCGGCAAATAGGTCACGACGCAGTCGGTGAAGGAATCACCTACCGCACTCTCGGGACCGTCCACAAAGTCGATGATACGAAGCGGGAACGTGTTGGTTGTTGCGATTGAGCTGGCGTCCAAAGCATTCTTGCTTCGTCCGATAGCGGTTGATCCAGCAGTGCTGATTGCTTGGACGTTGTTACCCAGACCAGTCTGAGCAATAGAGCCGTCACCCTGCATTTGGAACAGGAGCTTGGGATCGTCAACGACGTAGGCAACCGCGTCAGAGGCCACCGTAGAGGCAGGCCACTGTTGGCTGAACGTCTTCTGGTTGGTGTTTGGATCGGTGTAAGCACAGCCGACAAAAATGCCAACCGTACCCGCAACAGCCGCAGTCGTAACCGCCGCTTTTTCTACCGTTCCAGACGAAACCAGCTTTACAAAATCACCATAAAAGATGCCCGTAGCATAGCCTGAGGCAATCTTAATATGGCGTACTTTTCCGGTGAACGAACCAGAAGCACTAAGCGTGCCTACAGGTTCGGCCCCCATTGGAGTAGCTGAAGTAGCCATTACTTTCTCCTTAAAGGATAGCTAACGAAGCCGCTCCCAAGAGAGTCAGCTTCGACCAAAGGTTGTCCGAGTAGACCGCTCTGGATTCAGAACGGGCATTCGGGGGTCGTTTTGCTTGAGGAAGTTGTTGTCAACAGACTCCATCTGGCTTGAAGCCATTCTCTGGAAGTGCTCTTCGCGGCCCTTCATCTTGTCGGCTGGTGCCTTGCAAAGAAGCAAGCCGCCGATTTCGATGTTGCCCGTGAATCGCGAGTCAATATCAGACATGACCTCTAGTTCAGGATGGTCTTCTGCCTTAACAGGAACCCAGCCCTCCCTAAACTTCTGAGAAACATTCGTGTTGTCTGCGTGCCCTAATGTGCTAGTGCGTACCCACCGGAACACCCATCCGTCTTGCGGAGCTGGGTTTGGTAGTACAGAGGCTGGCAACCACGAATCAGACGGTCGTTGTTCAACTTCTCGGGCCTCGTTTGCCCGCTGTGTGCGCTCTTCAGCCATGATCAGTTCTCCTTGAACAGTTGATTGGCATATTGTTCGACGGTTAAACCAAGGCGCTTTGCGAGAGCGACTTGGGTGCGGCTCAACCTCACTTTGCGTGGTTTGGCGCCATTATTCCTTTCGGACGGTGCCACCACCACGGAGGGGCTTCGGGAGGTCGAGGAGACAGATGTATCTGTCGAGCCACTTTCTACCTCTCCGAAGTATTCTGGAAACTTGGTCTGGACACGCTTGTCCAGCTCCTCGTAATACTCGTCAGACTCAGGATCAATGCCTTCCTGCGTAACCATTTTCTGGTGAACGCCAAAAGCATAGGCCGTCATTTCTGGGTGGTCCTCTGACTGGAAC